GGTCGAGGATCGCCGCAACGAAGACCAGGGTCAGGAACAGCGGTCCCGTGAAGACGATAGCGGCGCCGATCAGCGCCAGACGGACATCAGGCATTCAGAGACCTTCAAATGGCTCATAATCGGATACGTAGCTCGCCCGCTCGCGCTCGCGCATCTCCAGGGCGAGCAGCGTGCGGTCGGCGAGAGAGAGGCCAGCAATGATCTTCTCAGCCTGATCGGCTGGCGCCCGATAGCGCCCGATCAGATAGCCGCATTCATTCAGCCGCTGCTCGGCCGCGATCCTGACCGGCTGCTGCGGCATCTGCGGGACATCGATGCGGGCCGGTATCTTATGCGGGATCATAGGTCGAGCGGATTATGTTCGGCGCGGAAGCCGGACTGCTGGCCCAGCGTCCACTGGTTGGCCGGCCGCAGCGTCGCGCGCGCCAGCCCGGACAGAACGATGTAGCGGGTGCAGTCCATCAGGTGGTCCTTCTGGCCATCTTTGACCTGCCCCTTCTCATCGCGCTGATAGAAGCGATACTCGTTGATCCAATTGAGCAGCGTGCGGAACACCTTCAGGCGTCCGGTCGAGAGCCGCTGCCAGACGGCAAGGATGCCAGCTTCGAGCGCATTCTCGGAAAGGCTGACATCGAGGCCGAGCTGCTGATATTCGGTCAGCAGCCGCTTGCCGTCTTTCTGACCGCGGCCGCGCGAGGCTGGATCGATGACGCCCGGTATCCATCGGCCGCGGGCGTGGATCGCCTGCGCATGGACGGCCGGTTCGGCCTGGCCGCGGTAGTGCTCGCTGTAGAGGTAGACAATATCGTCTTCGTGATTCCAGGCCGCCCAGACTGCCGCCGTCCTGTTCCAACCGACGTCGAGGGCGTAGCACTGCGGCATCCACTCCGGGATCTGGAATGGATCGCATAGGATGTCATTCTCCGGGACCGGATAGATCGCGCCGGCGCCGAGCGATGGCTTGCCGGTGGAGCGGGCCTCGATCTCGTGCGGTGGCAAGCCCTTGATCTCCTCGGCGATCATCTCGGGGGTGATGTGCGGGACGTCATTCCAGCCCGCCATGACCACGAAGCGGGAGCGCTTTTCAAGTTGCTGCGGCTCATCCATCAGAAACTCACCTCTCCCGGCAGTACGCCGCCCGGCAGGAACGCTTGCACAAGCTGCGTCATCCCTTCCAGCGGCGTAAACGTCAGCAGCGCATGACCGCGATAGACCATGAGCCGGATGCGGCACTCACTGTAGACGTCGAGGTCGCATTCCTCGTCGAGCCAGATCAGGTGTTTGGCCGTACCCTCGAATGCGCCGCGGCCCTGCTCATATGACTTGAGGCCGATGGTTGACCAGCCGCCGAACTTCGACTTGACTTGCGCCGTATCAATGAAATCCGGGATGCCCCGTTTCCAGGTGATGTCGCCGATGTCCTCGGCTGGGATCAGCCCAGTGCCCGCGACATGCTTGGTCCGGCCGCGCCATTTGACCGGGCCGAACAGCTCCTTCTGGATGATGTCGCGGGTCGTCTCGTTCTTCTTGCCGGCCGCCCACACTTCGATCGGGTGATCGAACCGATGACCCGCCCACCACGACGGATAGCGTCCAGTGAGGTGCAGGACGGTCTCGTAGCCGCCCATCCCTACAGTTTTGCCGACGCGATTGGCGCACAGCGCCAGGCGCTCCCGGTGCGGGGAGCCGTCGCAGTTCTCCGGGCACCAACATCCGATCGGATCGTGCTCGCCGCCGGCGGCGAAGAAGGCCATGTGGCGCGGATAGAGTTCGCGCCGCAGCGGTCCATCATCGGGATAGTACCTGTGGATCTGGCGCTGCGCGGCGAGCAGTTTCTCACGCTGCTCAGCTATCGTCTCCAGCTTCGTCGTCAGGAGTTTCACTCCGGCCGGCGAGACCTGCTCTAAGAGCTGCTGCGAGAGCGCGCTGATCGTCTGGGCTGAAATCATTCCAGATATTCAGTTCCGCCTTGATCTTCTCCGGCGCGAACACGTCGATGATGCGACCGAGCATTTCGAGAGCCTTGAGCTGGACGGCCGGATTGACCTGCTCTTCGTCGAGCGGGATTTCCGTCATCTCGATCAGCTTGCGCTGGATATAGGCGCTGTCGGCCGCCGCCATCACGCCACTGACAGTCTGGATTTCCTTGACCCTGGCGCGGATGTCGGGTCGTTGGACACGCTTGCGGGCGTTGGCGGCGAAGGACGATCCTGGCGGATAGCCGGCTGCCTGCGAGGCTTCGACTGGCGACTTGAATTTCGCGAGCTCCTGCGCGACCTTCTCATGCTTGGGGTTGTTGAGAACGCCCATTGCACGTGAGTCCTGCGGGTGAAGTGATACAGATTCTGATGTGTTGCATGTCGGTTACGCCCCGAAAACAGCGTGCCGCTGCACGCGCGTGGCAATGCCGCCGCCTGGCGTGCCGCCATTGAGCGGCAGCGAGCCGCGGCGATGAGCGGTCATGCCGGTATCGCCCTCGGCGTAGGATTGCGGCTGCTGACGGGCGAGGGCCTCGGCGACACGTTGAGCGACGATGGATTCGATGTCGATGGTGTCATCTTGCAGCTCCATCCACACATGCTCGCCAGCATCAGGGCCGGCGGCCGGCTCATGCGGACCAGCAACTGGCGCCGCCACCCGTCCATTCATCCTCTCGAACAGCACCATGCGCGCAAACGCAGCCTTATCGAGGCCGCGCGAGCAAGCCTCAGCGTCGAGCCACGCATCAAGATCGGCGGTCATGCGGATGGAGAGCCGGGTGTCTTTGGTCATTTCGGGCGAGGCTGTAACATTTCGTGATTATAGCTCTATAGACTTATACATCTGGTGATGTATAGTCATGAGTGTCAGGCCGATGGCTTGACCCCGCGACAAGGAGAAACAGATGCCCCGGTATCAGACTGGTTACGACGACGCCCTTGCCGGACGTCCCGAAGCCCCCAAGCCCGGCCAAGGCCGGTACGGCGCCGGCTACGAGCAGGGCAAACTCGCTCTACGGAGGGCGGCGTATGACCGCGCCGTTGCCGTCGCGCCGAAGGGCGATGGGCCTTCCGTACGGCTAGGCCGTGAGCTTGCCCGACACGCGGCTCAGGTCGATATGGACCAGCGACTGCCCGGCCTCTTGTCAGGCCGGCGTGAGCCGGACCAGGCGGACTGATTGCCACCCGACAGGCCGCTCCGGCGACCTGTCCAGCGGCAACCAAGCCGACGTCAAGTCAGATGGCTTGACCCCGCGCCTCGGGGAGCAGTAGGCGACAAGGGGAGAGATCAAATGGCCTATCAGATTTTTGCTTATGCGGACCGTGCCATGACCCGCCGGCTAGTGGGCGTCTGTGACCAGGTCGGAGACGCCGCGCTGGCTGCGTATGGTGTAGGCAGCACTGATGTGCTGACCGCCACCCCCATGGGGACAGGCTGCCGTCCCCGATACGGATATGACGGGGCGTGGCATGACGCACCGCCTCCGGAATACACCGCCCGGCTGGAGCGGCAGGAGATGGCGGCAGCATCGACCGCCGCCATCGAGGATATCCGCCGCGCATGTGAATTGCTCGCCGGAGCGGACGATCGCGGCGTTGTCCGCGCCTTCTGCGCCCTTTTCGGGCGCACTCCTTGCGAGGGCGACCATCCCAGGCAGGATATGTCCTCGCTTTCGCAGGGCGAGGCTCGCACGTTGCTCCGTATTCTCGCCTGATCCACCCATCACCCCAGGGGCCGCAGCTCGGCCCCTCCAATTCACGAAAGGAAATCATCATGCCACAGTACGATCCATCCTGCGGTTCATTCCACATTCCTCCGCTCACACGTGAGAGCACCTACCGCTATCCAATTCACGAGGTGGATGCCGAGAGCGGCTTATACTCGCACCACACGCCCATCGTGCACGATGGTACTGGGTGGCTCTCATACTGCGTCATGCCGATGCGCTCCTATCACATATCTCCTACGCATCGATATATCGTGATTCATGACGACACGACGCCGCCGCATTGGAGCGCCGCCGCCTAATCCCCATCAGGGGCCCCAGCCCCTTCATTACAGAAAGAGGAAATCACAATGCATACCGAGATCACTGACGTACATTACCGCTGCGGCCATC